TCACCCTGTTGCCAGCGTCCTCTTACGATGAAGCCGTAAGGGTCATGGCCCAACTCAAAAACCACGGGCGCGTGGTCACCCCTGATCAGCCCATCGCATAATCCCCATATCTGATGGCCAAGAAGTCTACAAACAGGGAGATTGACGAGCGGGTAAATACCGTCTATGACTTGCTATTGAAAGCATACAGTAGACACCAAATAGTTCTTTACGTTTCGGAACACTACGGTGTTGGCGAACGCATGGCGGAGAATTACATCGCCCGTGCACGTCAACTCATGCAGCTTGACGCTGAACTTGAACGCCCGCAATGGCTCGCTGCTGCTATCGCCAGACTGCAAGAATATGAACGCCGCGCATCTGATAAAAACCAGATCAGCATTGCCCTTAAAGCACTAGAAGATCAGGCCAAGCTCCTCCGCTTTGAAATGAGCTGACTTGGCCTCCCTGCTGGACCTCTGCCCCAGCGGGCGCATCCTTGATGCCCCTCAGCCTGCTGGCCATGAACGCGACTACAGCGATCTGCTCCATGCTCTCGTTGATGGCCTCACACCAGCGCAACGCCGCGTCTTTGACACACCACACCGCTTCCGCATGGTGTGTGCTGGGCGCCGCTTCGGGAAGACTCACCTGTCCCTCGTTCAATTGCTGAGCTGGGCCATTGAGAAGCCCGGCAGCCTGAACTGGTACATCGCCCCCACCTACCGCGCCGCTAAGTCGATCGCCTGGCGTGGCCTCAAGCAGATGGTACCCCGTGATCTGTTCCTCGGGAAGAACGAAACCGAACTCACGGTTGAGCTGGTCAACGGTAGCCGCATCGAACTTAAGGGCGGCGAGGCAGCCGACAACCTTAGGGGCAGTAGCCTCAGCAACGTGGTGCTCGATGAGGCGGCTTACATCCCCCGTGATGCATGGGAGATGGTGATTCGCCCTGCCCTATCGGATCAGCAGGGCAGCGCCTATTTCATCAGCACCCCTGCAGGCCTGAACCACTTTGCTGAATGGTGGGAGCAGGCCGAAGAGCAAGACGACTGGACCACGTTCTCGTTCTCCACGCTGGAAGGCGGCAACGTCCCACCGGAGGAAGTCGAAGCTGCCCGCCGCACGCTGGATGCTCGCACCTTCTCTCAGGAATACGAAGCCAGTTTCGTCAACCTCGTTGGCCGCGTGGTTCCTGACTTTGGCGATGAGAACATCACCGATGAGATTGAAGACCTGGGCGGCGAACTGCTGCTCGCAGCCGATTACAATGTAAGCCCGATGCATTGGATCATCTGCCAGAAAGTGGCAGACCAACTCCATTGCATTGATGAGCTACACCTTAAAGAAACACACACCGACGAAGCCTGCACGGTGCTTCTAGACCGCTATCCAGGCCGCAAGTTCCGTGCCTACCCCGACCCAACCGGCCATGCTCGGCGCACCAGCTCCGGTGGCCAGACCGATCACGGCATCATGCGGCTCCGAGGCATCTGGGTTTCGGAGAACAAGCGGCCATATGGCCAAGACGACAAGCGCAACGCCGTCAACAGCATGGTGCTGGACGCTTCGGGTCGGCGGCGGCTGTTCGTTCATCCTCGCTGTAAGCAGACAATCAAGAGCCTGCGAAACCTGACGTACAAAGAAGGTACAAACATGCCAGACAAACAGTCTGGGTTCGATCACGGCTGGGACGCAATTTCTTATCTCATAATTGGCGTCTTTGATCCTGTTGCGCCATGGAAGGCAACAGCAGGCCAGAAGGTGCGCGGCATCAGGCTGTACTAGGAAAACTAGGGGCAAAGATCCGCCCTGCCATGGCCCGCTCCTATAAGCGCGATAAAAATGGTCGCTTCTCTGGCACCGGAGGAGGTGGCGGTGGTGGTGGCACCAGCAAGGCAGCTTCCACCCGCAAGGCCAATACCGCCCGAGCCGCTGAACTGAAGGCCAAAGGCACCACTGGCCTCGGTGATCGCCTCAAGGCCAAGGGCTTCTCTGGTGGCAAAGGTGCCCAGGAGCGTGCTGGTGGGCTGCGCAGCAGTGCTACGGCTTCTGGTCGTGGTGTGGCCTTCACCGTTGGCAAAGGCGGCAAGATGTCTGGCGGTCAGGCTGCTGCAACCAGTGGGGCCATCAAGGCTGCAGCAACTGCCAAGTCCAAGGCAGGTAATGCTGGCAAAGCTCCTGCACGCACGGATAAGGCACCAGCCAGTGCTGCCAAGGCTCGCTACAAGCAACTCAGTGGTGCAGCCCGCAAGAGTTCACCGTTCCGCTCTGCTGCTGATAACCGCAAGGCAGCAGGAGCAAAGCGCAGCCTGAAGAGCATGATTGCCAAGCGCGGGCGTGGTTGATTGTCGTTACTGTCAATCATCCGCCCTAACAGCATGAAGCCAACTGTGACTGCCGTAGGGCGCATCCTCAAGCCAAAGCACGGTGAACCTCAAGTTCACCATGTCATTGCCATCCATGCTGATGGCACCGTGTCCACCCGCATCAGGCGCGTCCTTAAGCCCGAGTAGTGCTAGGGACTAGTGCCAGTAGCATGTGGGGTGGACCGGCGCAGTGCGACCTGCCCGGCCCGTGACCGCTACGCCCTCAGGAGGCGCACCGATGGGCCCAGATTATCCGAGTCCTCTGCCGGAGCAAGAAACGGTTGAGGACTACCCTGGTCAGTACGACAACGAGTATTACACCGCCGCGCTAGACGACGAAACGCCGCCGCCTGACTCAATCGTGCAGCGTCTGGCAGATGAGTTTCAACGCATCCCATGCGCCATAGATGATTGGGCCATGGCGGTTCCACTTGCCCGCATTGCAATGCGCGTGATTGCCGAAGAGGTGGAGCGGCGTGGCAGCAAAGGTCTTGACCTCGACCCAGGCGAAACCGCCGACTGGCTGCGTGGGGAGGCTTGCATGACCAAAGACGTTTCCGATTGCTGCGGTGCGCCTGTAAAGGTGGTTTCCGAGAAGAACCCTGCGGGCTATACCGACTGGCTTGTCTGTACTTCCTGCGCCAAGCGTTGCGAAGCCGTTGAGCCAAATAGCAACACCACTGGCCAGGCGAACCAGGAAAACTAAACCATTAAGTTTGCCGACCTCAACGGCTTGCTAATGCGGTGCAGCTCGGCCCATGCTTAATACCACCGGCCCTGTTCAGCTTCTGACCACCCCCAGCATCCTTGACCTCCGTGTTGAGGATCCGGGGCTGGCCTGGAGGCGGATGCAACCCCGTTGGGAGTTGCTGGAAGCACTCTCCGGTGGCACCCTCCAAATGCAGGCCCTCGGCACCAAATGGCTGCCGCAGGAACCGAAGGAGGCTGACGAGTCATACAAGAACCGCCTGGCCAGCTCCATCTGCCCGCCATACTTCCAAAGGATGGAGGCCATGCTGGCTGGCATGGTCACACGGAAGCCCATCCGGCTTGATGGTGTCTCTGATGTGGTCACTGAGCATCTGTACGATGTAGACCTGCAGCAAAATGATCTACAAGTCTGGGCGTATAACTTCTGCCGTCAACTAATACGTTACGGCCACATGGGCGTTTTGGTTGATTATGGCCGTGGTGAAGATGGCCAAACAACTGATCGTCCGTACTGGGTTAGTTATACCCCACGGGATATTCTCGATTGGCGGGCAGACCTGCGCGATGGCACGCAAAAGCTGACCATGCTCCGGCTGCATGAACGCCTAGAGCTGCCCTATGGCGACTTTGGCGTTGAGACGGTCGAACAGGTCCGGGTGCTGGAGCCTGGCCGGTTCCGTCTGTTCCGCAAGCGCCCCAGTCAAGGTGGCGACTGGACGTTGGTCGATGAAGGCCAGACCAGCCTGCCGGACATCCCCTTTGCCGTCGCCTATGCCAATCGCGTCGGCCTGTTGGAGTCTGCCCCGCCGTTGGAGGAGATCGCCTGGCTCAACCTCAAGGCCTACCGCTGCGACAGCGACCAATCCAACCTGCTCCACATTTCGGCCACGCCTAGACAGTTCCTCTATGGGGTGCCTGCAGAGCTGGACGAGATTGAGGCAGGGCCAGAGTCGGCCATTGCGTTGCCGCAGGATGCAAGAGTCGAGTTTGTCGAGCCTGCTGGCCAGAGCTTCCAGGCCCGCTTCCAGCAGCTGGAGAAGATCGAAGAGCAGATCAACCAGCTCGGGCTAGCAGCGATCATCGGGCAGAAGATGGCCGCTGAAACCGCCACCGCCAAATCCATTGACCGCAGCCAGGGCGATTCGGCCCTGATGAACGTGGCGCTGCAGCTGCAGGATCTGATCGACAACTGCCTGAAGTTCCACGCTGACTACCTGGGCATCGGCGAGCCTGGCAGCAGCATGGTGAATACGGACTTCGTGAGCCAGCGGCTGGAGCCTGCGCAGATGGCCGAGCTGGTCAAGCTGTGGAGCCTTGGTGGCATCACGCTGGAAACCTTGCTGATCCAGCTGGCCGATGGGGAAATCTTCGTGGACGACTTTGACGTAGACGCTGAGGTCGAGGCGACCAATGCGCTGCGGGAGGCTCGGATGCAAGAGCAGGAGGCGATGCTGTCGGCCAACCTGAACGCCCAGCAGCAGCCACAGGAGCAGCCTGAGGAACCCGCAGAGCAGCCTGTGGAGCAGGAAACCTAAGCAGAAGGGGCATCGCTCATGGCACGGAACTACAAGCGCGATTCCAAGGGAA